AAAGAGTGGGCAAACACGGCGTAGTGCTAATGGAGGAGAGTGAAACAGAGGATACATACGTAGACATCGTAGACGGGGTTCAGATTGACTGCGGTTTAACGTCACCACACTTCATTACTAACGTAGAAAAGCAAGTCGCTGAGCTAGACAACCCACTAGTATTGACGGTTTCATCTGAGATACCCAATGTTCGGAAGATTCAAGGTATACTGGAGTACGCTATTAAGGGTAATAGATCTTTATTGATCGTCGCTCCTGTATCGCAGCAAGTTAAGTCAGCTTTATTAATGAATAAAGTTAAGGGTAATATTAAGGTTAATATAATTGATACACCTGGATTTGGTCCAACCAAAGCAGATGCTATGGAAGATCTTGCTATACTAACTGGTAGTACAGTTGTTAACGAAGAACTAGGAGATGACCTTGACCTGATCACAGTTGAGCACTTAGGTGAAGCAGATTTCGCTGTCACAGATGACAAGACAACCACTTTAACTTTAGAGGAACTTAATCCAGACATCGACGAAAGAGTTACAGACCTCCAAAAAAATATTTCTAAAGAGAGTAATGGTTATATTAAAAAGAAACTAGAACAAAGGCTAGCTACATTATCAGGTAGTGTAGGAGTAATTAAAGTAGGTGCAGATTCTAAGGTTGAAATGAAAGAGAAGAAGGATCGAGTTGAAGATGCTATATATGCAACCAAAGCTGCCCTCAAAGAAGGGATTGTTGCTGGTGGTGGAATCGCATTACTTGACGCATCCAAAAAAATCTCTCCCACTAACGTGGGGTATACGGCTTTACTAGAAGCAATCCGATCTCCTTACCAAACAATCCTAAATAATGCAGGCATCGTAGCTTCCGTTGAGTTCCCAGTGGGGATGGGGATTGATGTTGTAACTGGGGATACGGTTGATATGGTTAACGCTGGTATAATAGATCCGGTTTTGGTTACAAAATCGGCGCTGAAAAATGCTGTGAGTGTAGCGCTTACTATAATGTCCGCTGATTGTGTAATTTCAAATATGAGAACAGATGAGAGCCGTTAACGACTATGTTATAGTAGAGAAGGTAAACGATGGACCTAAGAAGGTCAGTGGATTACTACTTACAGATAAGACAGATTCTGATAATAGATATAAGAAAGCTACTATAATCTCCAAAGGGGATTTAGTGACTATTATAAACGAAGGAGACACAGTGTTCTATGATAAGCATGCAGGTCATGATATATCATATGATGATAAGATGTACCGATGTATTAAAGTAAGGGATATAGTACTAGTCGAATGAGACTAACCGCGCAGGACTTAAAAGATGCTCATTTTCTAAAGTATTATAGATTGGTCCGAAAATGGGCGTGCAAACAAAATAAAATAAAAGAAGCAGACCTGGAATTACTCATCTACTTGAATTGTTTAAACAGATTCAATAGAGATGACTTTAAGAACGGGGTGTATGCTTACACTTGGGATAAACACAGGTGGGAAAGACTACGCAAGGAAGGTTGGATAGAAGTTTGGAGAGAGAGGAACCGTACTACAATAAAGTATACGGTCTACAAAACATCATTCAAGTGCAACCACTTAATAAGCAGGATCTATAGAATCCTACTAGGAGAAGAAGATGTGCCAACTACTATCAACTGCGTATACTACGATAACAAGTCCTATACGGATAAGGTTATGAATAAAGCAATAGATGACATGATAAAAGATAAAGACAGATGAGTGTACTGAACAAGATATTATCATCAGGAGCAACAGCATTAGTTAATAGTGTTGGAAGTATAGTAGATAACTTACATACTTCTAAAGATGAGAAGTTAGCCGCTAGATTGAAGATAAAAGAGCTAGTAGCTAGCTATGAAATAGAAATGGAAAAGCAGGTCACTGATAGGTGGAAAGCTGATATGGCTTCTGATTCTTGGTTGTCTAAGAATACCAGACCAATGGTTTTAATATTTCTAGTAGTATCCACTGTATTGATGATATTCATTGATGCTGGGGTTATAGCATTTGTGGTAGAAGCAAAATGGACAGATCTACTTCAGTTGGTTTTAATAACAGTAATAGGTGCTTACTTTGGTGGTAGATCATTAGAGAAAGCAAAGAAAAGTAAATAACAATTAAATATAATACAATGGCTAAGAAAAATAAGATTATGGATTTAAACCCAAAACCAGCTAAAATAACGGCTGAACATTTAGAGAACCTACAAGAATTAGTTAACAATATCAACGCGGTGCAATTCAAGATAGGTAACATAGAAGCATCTAAACATTCACTGCTACATCAATTTACTGACATGCAGGAGATGATATCTGAAAAGCAACGAGAATTAAAAACTGAGTATGGTACTTTTGACGTAGACTTAAAGGACGGTACTATTAACTACCCCGCTGATGGAGAATCACATAATTAGGAAGATAACTATAGGTAAGGATTACAAGAACGATGCAATGCACTATGCCGTGGGGCAAGAGGTTTATGGCGGTCATACTATTACTGACATTATAGAAAACGAAACTAAGTACTCTATATATATAAGCAAAGGTGATATCCACATACCGTGGAAAGATTTCAATAAGAATATGGCTATATCCGTTGAATATAACCTCAATTACAAATGATAGGTTTATTTGACTTCCTAGTCAAACCTGATGGAGACAGGTATAGTAATTCCACCCCTGTTGGGAATAAGAGTTTAATACTAAATACAGAAGTATCTAACCATCAGTATATTAATAGGGAGGCTATAGTTGTTGAGGTACCAAAGACTAATGCTACTAATATAAGGAACGGAGACAAACTACTGATACACCATAATGTGTTTAGGCGTTGGCATAACATGAAGGGTGTGGAGAAGAATAGTAGATCATTCTTAAGCGAGGGTAGATATTTGATAGCAACTGATCAAATATTCCTACACAAACCTGACGGTTCTAACGAGTGGGCTAGTATGAATGGTTTTTGTTTTATACAGCCATTAAAATCCACAGATTATCTAGGGGTTGATACCGAACGACCGTTGGTGGGTATAGTTAAATACACTGATGGCACTTATGATGTGGGGGATTTAGTTGGTTTCTCACCAGGTGACGAGTTTGAATTCGTTGTTGGGGGTAAGAGAATGTATAGGGTTATGACTAGATATATAAACACCAAGTATGACTATAAAGGAAACGAAGAAGAGTATAATCCAAGCTGGGCACATAGCAGTTGATGAATTGATAAAGGTAGCTAAAGAACCTATAGTTGACTCGGATGACGATCTGACTGCTGATAAGCTGAAAAATGCTGCGGCAACCAAGAAGCTGGCTATATTTGATGCATTTGAAATACTTAACAGGATAGAGGAGGAGCAGAGGATCTTAGATGATCTAGATAAATCTAAAAACGAAGCGAGTAAACCTAAGTTTCAAGGGTTCGCCGAAGGGAGGAAGAAGTAATGTACGAACAGTCACTATATAAAGTAATAGAACCCATTAGACTTACAACCATAGATAGGTTGAATAAGAGCAAGAAGTGGGATTACGGCCACAACAAAGAAAACGATGTCGTAGTTGTATCTAAGAGTGGTCAAGTGGGTGAAGTGCTTGAGATCCAAGGGTTGAAGGTAGCTCTGCCTAAAGTACCTAAAGATGTATTCTCTTGCGATAAAGATCCTAATAAGCAGAAGTGGAAGCAGTTCGCTTTGAACCCTGCCTTTAAGAATATAAAAACTAGATTTGACTGGGATAACCAACCGGCTGAATTTAAGGAAATACATTACAAATACATAGACGAAGAGTTTAAGAGAAGGGAAGAAGGTTTTTGGTTCATGAACAACGGTGTACCTATCTACCTAACAGGCAGTTATTACATGTACCTACAGTGGAGTAAGATTGACGTGGGTGCGCCTGACTTTCGTGAGGCTAACAGATTGTTCTTCTTATTTTGGGAGGCATGTAAAGCTGATAAGCGTTGCTACGGTATGTGTTATTTAAAGAATAGACGTTCAGGTTTTTCTTTCATGAGTTCAGCTGAAACCGTTAATTTAGCTACATTAGCAAGTGATAGTAGATTTGGAGTCTTATCCAAAAGTGGTGGAGATGCTAAGAAGATGTTTACGGATAAAATAGTACCTATAAGTATTAATTACCCATTCTTCTTTAAGCCCATTCAAGATGGTATGGATAGACCTAAAAGTGAACTAGCTTACCGTATTCCGGCTAAGAAATTCACTAGAAGGAAGATGAAGGAAACCGAAGAGGCTGATGACATGGAGGGTCTTGACACTACTATTGACTGGAAGAATACAGGGGACAATAGCTACGATGGTGAAAAGCTCTCCTTATTAGTCCACGATGAAAGTGGTAAATGGGAGAGACCTGACAATATCCTGAACAACTGGCGAGTTACAAAGACTTGTCTTAGATTGGGTGGTCGAGTAATCGGTAAGTGTATGATGGGCTCAACTAGTAACGCACTAGATAAGGGTGGTCAGAACTTTAAGAAGCTATACGAAGATTCACAGGTAAATAAAAGAAACAAAAATGGACAGACAAAATCTGGTTTATATTCTTTGTTTGTGCCAATGGAGTGGAACTATGAAGGATTTATTGATGAGTTCGGAGTTCCAGTCTTTGACAATCCACGCAATGATGTCTTCGGACCAACTGGTGAATTAATAGAAACTGGGGTTGTAGATTATTGGGAGAATGAAGTGGAGGGACTTAGAGAGGACCAAGATGGTCTTAACGAGTTCTATAGACAATTCCCTAGAACGGAGGAACACGCTTTTAGAGATGAAACAAAAAACAGCTTATTTAATCTAGTTAAGATTTATGAGCAGATAGATTACAATGAGGGTAACAAAAGCGCTTCTGTTTTAACCACTGGTAATTTTCAGTGGGAAAATGGAATTAAGGATACTAGAGTTACATTCAACCCAGACCCAAAGGGTAGATTTAAAGTTAGCTGGGTTCCTGGGCAGGGAATGCAGAATAATGTCATAATAAAAAATGGCGTTAAGTGGCCAGGTAACGAACACATGGGAGCCTTCGGTTGTGATAGCTATGACATTAGTGGAACTGTTGACGAGAAAGGTTCTAAAGGAGCTTTACACGGGTTAACTAAGTTCAGTATGGAAGATGCACCAGCAAATACATTCTTCTTAGAATATATTGCTAGACCTCAGACCGCTGAGATCTTCTTTGAGGACGTTCTAATGGCACTTGTATTCTACGGGATGCCAATACTCGCTGAGAATAATAAACCCCGCCTATTGTACTATTTACGTAGGAGAGGTTATAGGGGTTTTAGCATGAACAGACCTGATAAGATATGGAACAAGCTTTCTGTAACTGAGAAGGAGGTGGGTGGAATGCCCAACTCTAGTGAAGATATTAAGCAAGCTCACGCCGCTGCGATTGAAATGTACATCAACGATCACGTTGGTCACTTAGAAGATGGCACTTATGGTAATGTATACTTTGCTGATACATTGAGTGATTGGAGTAGGTTTGATATAAATAAGAGAACAAAGTATGATGCTGCTATAAGCTCTGGCTTAGCCATAATGGCTTGTAATAGACATCTATATAAACCAAACCCAGAAGTGAATAGGCAACCACTAGATATAAGCGTATCTAGGTATACTAATACCGGATTGAATTCAAGAATAATTAAAACGTAGATATGGCAGAGTCTGTTATAAACTTCCCATCCCAAGCAGTAAGTGATCTAGAGAAGATGAGTTCCGAATACGGGCTCAAAGTTGCTAGAGCCATAGAGCACGAGTGGTTTTCCGGGTCAACTAGTAAGTATGGTGATATGACTAATAACTTTCACAAGTTGAGGTTATATGCCAGAGGTGAACAGCCAATACAAAAATATAAAGATGAGTTATCTATTAATGGTGATTTATCGTACTTAAACCTAGACTGGAAACCAGTTCCAATAGTATCTAAGTTTGTGGATATTGTAGTTAACGGTATGGCTCAGAGAGCTTATGATGTTAAAGCCTACTCTCAGGATTCTTATGGCGTTAGTAAGAGAACTGAATATATGGAGTCTATGATACGTGATATGAAGTCTAAAGAGTTCAATGATGCCGCTCAACAGAGCTTAAATATGAACCTCTACGAGAATAAAAAAGAGGATCTACCTGAAACAGAGGAGGAGTTGGCTTTACATATGCAACTAGATTATAAGCAAGCAATTGAGCTAGCTAACGAGCAAGCTATCAATGTTTTAATGGAAGGCTGTAAGTTCGACCTAACTAGACGTAGGATAATCTATGACTTAGTGACTATAGGTATAGGTGCAACAAAGACTACATTTGATTGGAGCGAAGGAGCTAAAGCTCAGTACGTAGACCCGGCTAACTTAGTTTATTCGCATACGGATTCACCCTACTTTGAGGACATATACTATATAGGCGAAGTCAAGGAGGTACCTATAAATGAATTAGTAAAAGAGTTCCCTGATCTAGGTGAAGATCAGATAAAGGATATTATTGAAAACTCAGGAGGCTCAGCTTCTAAGAGGTTGAATGGGGATAAGAATAAAATATCTATATTATACTTCAATTATAAAACACATGCTAACGATGTTTATAAGCTAAAAGAAACTGGTACAGGTTCTGAGAAGGCAATACAGAAGAATGATAGGTTTAACCCACCAACAGACTTGGAGGGTAATTTTAGCAAGTTGGAGAGAGTTACGGAATGCTTATACGAAGGCGTGTT